GTTCTCATTCCTTCGGACGCGCCTTGGCCTTCGTGAGTCGAGCCAATGCACCTTCCTGCGTGATCTTGATGGGCGTGCGAATCTCTCGTTCCGCTTTGTCCACCCATGAGGCAGATACCTCCAGCAAATCAGCGGCCTCGGACTGAGTGAGTCCGAGGCGCTGGCGATGGCTTTTGAGTTGTTCAGCGAAGTTCATGCTTAGCCGCGAAAATTGAAGTTGTGGTTTTTTTCGGCTTCGCGCTCGTCTGCTTTGAGGGTTGCGACTGCAACTCCTGCTTCAATTTCATAACCAAAGCGGGAGCCAAGGTCTGAGCACGAGACTTCAAAAGCGACGAGCAATGCTTCTTGAGCAGCGGAGCGTGGCGCCTTTTGGAAGCGGTCTGGAATTTCAATCACTTCGTCCGTTGGAAGGCTGGCGAGATACTGAGTAGCTGCTTTTGGTGAGGTAAGGTCGATTTTCATATTTGTGTTTGGTTCGTTGTTTCTGACTACCCCTTATATTCGCACAATGTCCGAATGATGCAAATACTATTTTCGGACTTTGTGCGATTTATTTTCGAGGGATTTAGACCACGGAATGAGAACCATGAGATGCAGCACAACGGGGCTAAGGCCCCGTTGCTGATCTCAAACGTTCTCCGAAAGCTCGCACGCCACAGCGAGCACCATCACGCTTGCCATAGGCTGACCGTCCTTGCTGGCTTTCTTCGCGATCTGGATGGCCGCGCTGAGGATTGAGGTGTTGCCCTCCTTGGCTACCCCTCGAATGATGGGGCTGATTTCGTTGATCTTCTGGGGCCAGTTGTCCCCATGCAGTCGGCGCATAGTGTCGCGTGCATCGTAGAGCTTGGCAGTAGTGCGGATTAGTTTTTCGGTCATAAGGTTGTCGTGGGTAAATCGTCGGAGAACCATCACATGCAGGCAACGGCTCGTAGCTCATCTGTCATGTCCGCGGGCGTCCATCGCTCGCCGTCGCCTGATCCGGGACGTTCTCCGAGAAAAGCAGATGCGGTGCGTAAGCCCGAAGCCACTTTTCAGCCTCGTCTTGAGCGTTCACTTCATCCCGCATGATTTCTGCCAGCAGTTCAGCGGCATTGTCACGCTGCTCTGCGCATCGTGTGCCGTTGCGTTTCCCTTCTGCCACCCATCCTTCGAGTTCCGTGATTCGATCTCGTAGCCTTGCGGATGATTCGTGAGCATCATGCAGCCTGCGTTGCAGTTCATTCAGTTCGGTGTTTTCGGCCATAGTATGTCTTGGGTAGTTCGCCGGAGAACCCGGCAGTGCTGGCAACGGCGGGGAGTTGCCTGTTTATGGTTTCGGAAGTGCAGCGCCCGCCGTCGCCAGACTTGAGGCGTTCGACAAAGCATCGCGGGCGATTCCCTTGAGGTATTCCGCTGAATCCGAAAGCGCGACGGCCATTCCGCCGCTGATTCCATTGATGCTCCCCGTCTTCCGCTTCTGGTCTTCCTGCATCCACCAGACGGGGCGGGCGATGCGGTCTAGTGCCTCGCGGAGTCTTGAGTTTTCACGCTCCACATCCTCGAAGATGCCCAGCGGGAGCCATTCCCTTCCTTGGGCTTTGTATTTTTCAGTTCGTGGTGTCATAAAAAAGAGGTCGAACAAGGCGGTGGACTCAACCGCGAGGACGCGGCGAGTCACCTTGTTCGTTCGAGTGAAAGTGCGCGGTGATTTGCCGCCCTCTCTTCCGGCGTCGGAACTGGAACAAGGTCGTCGCATGCACAGCCGGTAACGTTGCTTCTTGGATTCGGGTTTTGATCGTCAAAGTGCATGCTCAATGGTTCAAATTTGCCACTCCAGCTCGTGCCGGTGGCGGGGCAAAAGGGCGTGCTGGTGGAAATGGAAAAGGTAGGTGGCGAGGCGTTGGGCTTGGGGCCGGGTGAGCGTGAGGTGGCGGGTGCAGCGGGTGGGTGGTCATGGGCTGGCGTCGGGCTGCTCGGCTTCGAGTTGTTTTTTGATCGCCGATTGAATCCACTCGTTGACCGTGATGTTTTCCCCGTTGGCAGCCTGCTGGATGCGGGAATAATCGTTGAGTGTGATCTGCGGATTGATGACCATTCGCTCATTCATGAGCGTGCTGATGATGCGCAGGCAGGGCGCTGGAATGGCTCGCTGAGCGTTTTCGGCCAGCCAGCCGTCAACGGTGCTTTTGCTGACGCCGCAATGGTTCGCAAGCCAGGCCCGGTTTTGGTCGATTCGTTTCAGCCAGCGTTTAATGATGGCTGGTGTTGTTGTGGGGTTATGCATGGGGATAAATAACTCTTTTTAGCACTATGCCAAAATATTATTTGCATAATTAGCGATATGCGGGCATTTGTTCGGCGTTCTGCTAAACTATGCAAGTTATCACTCTTTCCCTGTCGCCAAGTCCCAGCATGCCCATAGAGGTGTTGGATCAGGTTTTTGAACGAGCCGAGGCTGAAGGTGTCACCCCCGAGGCGTGGGTGTATTCCCGATTGCAGGAGGCTTTGACCAAAGCGGAGGGCGCTGACCGCGAGGCGGCGAACCCGCAGTGATTGCGTTCGCTTTGTTTTTTGCCCTGGCTGCCTGCGGGCTGGCTGCGTGGAATGTGATTCTCCCACCGCGTGATTATCGGGCGGAAGATTTCGAGCTGCCGAACCTGCGCACGAAGGAGGACCGGCCATGAGCATGTCCGCCGAGGGCTTGAGGATTTCCCGCCTGCTGATGAGGACGGCAGGTGAGGCCGTGGTGGTCCGTCGCAGCGCCTTGGTTGGGAACGCTGCGGCGGACCTGGCCGGCTGCGTGCAGGTGCGCCGTGTGTCCCGTGATCGCCAGGGACGACGCATTGTGGAGCGATGGACGGAAGCGGCACGATGACGTGACCGGACCTGCTGCGTGCGGCGGCGGCCCTTTTTCTTTTTTTGAACGAACCGATGAGAAAGCAGGCACAATTTACCCAAGACGCGGCTGCGGTGCTCCAGAAGGGGCGCTGGGCTGCGTCTGAGGTCGCCGCGCTGCTCGATGTGCCGGAGGTGATCGTGACGCGGTGGGCGCAGACGGGTTTGATTCCTGGGGCGGCTGTGGCAAACGGGCGCTGGATGCTGCCCGGGCGCGGCCTTTTCTTTTTTTTGGGCAGGAGGGTCGAAGCTCATTACTCTGTCGCCACGGTGGCGGCGATACTGGACCGGCCTGCGGCCACCGTGCGCGATTGGATCGCGTCAGGACGGCTGCGTGTGGTGAAGCTGGGCACGGCCCGGAGCGCGGCGACGCTGATCCCGGAAAGCTCGGTGCTGGACCTGCTGCAACCGGAAAGGAGGCGGGCATGACCACGCTCACAAATGTGGTGCAACCCGTAGCTGGGAATGTGGGTGCTGGCCTGGCTGCCGCCCAGATGGATTTGAGGACGGGGGAAGTTTCCGCAATGGCGGCCGGCCTCGACTTGGTTGCGGGCGGTGCTGGTAGCCGGACCCATAGCACGCCAGCGGATATTGAATCCGCTGTTTTAGCTCCGCTTTCCATTGATATTCAACGGCTTATGAATGCGTGTCCCATTTCATGCCACATTTCAGCCGATGAGGGCGAGCAAGATCGAGTGGCGGCTGGTGAAATTCAAGAGGGGGGGAGGGGGTCGGGCGAGCGCGGCGCGTGCGTCTCCTCAATCGGGTTTCAGGTCACAGAAAATTTTGCCAATGGCTCGCTGCTCGTGCATGCGGCGGCGTTGACCGATGAGGGCGCGTTGCTGGTCCGCGTGGTGAGCACGGGGGCGCTGGCTCTGGTAGAGGTGCAGGGCGTGGATGCTACGCGGCTTTCTCTGCCTGCTTTGCTGCCGGTCCAAAAAAAGAAGGGCGGGCGGCTGGTGTTTGCGGGGCCGTTGCCTGCGCCTCGGTGTCCGCAGTGTCTCATCGCGTCTCCCATCGACTGCCAGGAGCAGCCGTGTGGATGGCCGGAAAAAAAGAAGGGGGGCGCAGCATGAGCGCGGCGAAGCTCGAGCTTTGGCAGACGGCGCCCGCGACGGCGGCGGTGCGGGAGCGTCCGGTGCATGAGCTGCTGCACTGCCAGCGGGAGATGGACGCGCTGAGCGAGCAGATCCGCGTCATTGATGACCTGCTGCGTGATCCTGAAGTTTGCGAACTCGACCGCCTGGCGCTGGCGATGGAAAAGGCGGTGGCGAAATGCCGGCTGCTGGCCTGCGCAAACATCATTACGGCCTGCGAGGAAACCATGCGCAGGCAGGCGGCACGGATGCAGGCGCGTCACGGATTCCTCCTTTAACACTTTCTCTCAACCTATGAACGACCTCGAATCAAAACCCATGCCGCTCGCTTCCGCCGTCCAGGTGGTGAAGTGGCGGGCCAACTCCACCACGGGCGCAATGGAGCCGTGGCCGGTGGCAACCATTGAAATCGACATCGCGGGCAAAGTCACCTTCAAGGGCGACGCCAGCAAAGCTTACGAAACGCTGCTGCGGGCCACCCGCAAGGCGGCCTCCCGGCTGGTGGATCAAAGCATCCGCGAGGCGATGCACGAAGCGCAACAACTCAAAGCTGACTCCGACTTGTGAAAACCTCCCCTTCCCGACCCCAAAAACCTGCCACGAAAAAACACGGCGGCGGCCATGAATACGTTTTGGCTGTTGAAAAGCTGCTGCCAGCCGAGCGCGTCATCGCCGGGCCTTATCTGGTCACGCATCGCCATCAATACCTCCGCAATGAGGAACAAGGGCTGGCGGCCAAGGCACTCAAAGTTCAAACGCAGAACGGCCAAAAGGCGCGGATCGTGATGCACCAGGGGCGGGCGTTTGTCGTCCGGCCGCGTGAAGGCTGGGTGTCGGCTGGCAAACACAAGCAACCGCGCACGGCCACGGCGGTGCCGATGGTGGGTCAGGTCTGGGTAAGCAAGGAGCACGTCAAGGCCCGGGTCACGAACCTGACCCGCGACAGCATCGACTACCAGATCGAAGACGCCAAGCAGGGCCACCGCAACAAGGTTTCCCCGTTGAGCTGGTTTGTGAAGCATTTCAAGCAGGAGGCCAAGGCATGAATTACCTCAACTTGGAAACCAATACCATGCGTGATGTGGCGTTCATGTCCGCCTCGCCAGTGCAACGCGGCGTGTGGCTTTCGCTCATGCTTCACTGTGTTGCAGTGGAGAATGGCGGGCTGATTTCTGGCTGCGCAGAGTGGAAAAGTGATCAGTGGTTGCTCATTTGCAGCCTGAAATTCGCAGATTTTAAGAAAGCATCGCCCTGCGGACTGTGGCAGTGGAGCGGTCAAGACCTGCAAGTTTGGGGTTTTCCTCACAAAAGTTTGAAGAAAGTGCAGGCCAATCGCTTGAATGGCCCCAAAGGAAACCCCGCTTTGAGGCAAACGATGGGTAATGACATGCCTAACCACATGGGGGGGCATATGCCCCCCCCCATGGGAGAGCGTAATGTAAAGGAAGGTAATGGAAAGGTAAAGGAAGATAAGGTAATGGAAGGGAAGGAAGCGGCTGCTGTCGCAGCGACGCGCCCACCTCCCGACCAGACTTCGATTTCATCGACTGGACTCCCCCCAGAAAAAAAAGAAAGGGGCGCGGGCGTGCCTGCAAATGTCGATGAGGCGCTGTCGTATGCGGCGAGCTATTCCAAGGGCAACGCGGAAATGCTGGTGATCGAGGATGCCAGCGTGCGGAACTGGTTCGATGATCGCAGCACATGCAACTGGGAGCCGGTGCGCAGCGGTGTGCAGGTGCCGATCACCGACTGGAAGGCCGACTTGCGGAAGTGGGCACGCGAGGACATGCGGCGCAACGGCCATGCTGGCACGGCGGCGGTGAAAAAAGAAAAGCCGCTGGCCGTGGTGGAGGAGCAGGAACCGCAGAGCTGGTGGGATGCGTGGGTTTTGTGCTGGCCGGATGTGCCGGTGCCTGCGAGCTGGCATGCCATCCCTGAAAGCCTGAAAACGGAACTGAGAATCAAGCTGGAGGACATGAGCCGATGAGTGACCAAAACCATCCTGCGGAGCGCAAACTTGCCGCACTGAATCAAACGATGCCGTTCAGCGATGAGGCGGAAAAAGGGCTGCTGTCCTGCCTGCTGCAAGATCCTGAGCGCGTGATGGAATGCCAGCGTGATTTGCTGCCGGAGGCGTTTTACCACACGCAGAACCGCACCGTTTACGAGCTGCTGCTGGACATGGCGGCAAAGAACGAGCCGATTGATCCGCCCGCAGCGACGCACCGGCTGCGTGACATGGGCAAGCTGGAGGATGTCGGCGGCGCGGCGGCCCTGACCGAGCTGTTTGCCTTTGTGCCGATTGCCGCGCATTATCCGTTCTACAAAAAAACCATCACGGACAAGTGGCTCATGCGTCAGTTGGTGGATGCCAGCGCGGACAACATGCAGGAAGGGTTTGCGCATGGGAGCACGGCGGACTTGGAGGATGCCAGCCAGGTGGTAGCACGGGCGGAGGAACGCATTTTCAAAGTGCTGGAAGCAGCCAGCGCGAACAAGGGCGGGCCGGAATGCCAGGTGTTGAACTCGCAAAGCATGACGCATGAATGGCTGGATGCGTTTCAGCGCATCTGCGACAATCGCGGCAAGGTCATGGGCATTCAAACGGGATGGGCGGACGTTGACCGCACATTTCACGGACTGGCCCCGGACGGTGATGGCGATCTGCTCATGATCGGCGCGTTCCCTGGCATGGGAAAAACGGTGGGCGCGGTGTCGTTGATTGAGCACATCGCGGTGGAGTGCAAGGTGCCCACGCTGGTCTTTCCGTTGGAAATGGGCCGCACCGGCATGTGCCATCGGCTTTATCTTGGGCGCAGCGGCGTGAATGTGAATGTGTCCCGCAATGGCATGATGAAGCGCGATGACGTGGGCGCGGTATCGCGTGCAGCGCAGGAAATCTCAATGGCACCGATTTACTGGGACCACAAAAGCAGCATCACGACGGCGGAGCTGCGGGCCAAGGTGCAACTGCATGTGCGCAGGCATGGGGTGAAGGTGGTGGTGATCGACCACTTCGGCCAGCTCAAGCCAAGCAGCGATCATGGGCGCAAGGACGAGCGCATCGGGCAGAAGGAAATCATGGAGTGCCTGCATGAAATCCGCCGCAATCTGGGCGTGCTGGTGGTGCTGTTTGTGCAGCTCGACAAAAAGGCCCGCGAGAAGCAGGACCGCAACCGGCCGCCTTCCCCTGGAGACATTCGCGGAGCCTCGGAGATGGTGGAATATCCCACGCACATCGCGTTCATTCACCGGCCGCCTGAAGTGCGGCCGTGGGCCGCTCTGGATGACAAGGAGAAAGAGCGGTGGCAGTCACTCACGCACGGATTCCGCATCGACTGCCCGGAGCGCTGGCACGACGGGCGCGGACTGCCGGCACACATCGAAGTCTGCCAGGCTGACTACAACGAGCACGCCCGTTTCATCATCGCCAAGAACCGATGGGGAGCAACGACGGATGAAATCTGCCTGCGCTTCAAACCCGCGCTGCAACGCTTTGAGGGCCGCACCACGCACCTTTACAGCACCAACGACAAAAACCGGCAAGTGGTGCTGCCGGGCTTTTGAATCACGAACCAAGAACGAAACTATGACCGCCTCCGAAATCCAACACCGTTTTACCAACATCGTGGTCGAGCAGTTATGCTGTGATCCTGACGATGTGGTGGCTGATGCGACCCTGCGCGATTTGGGCGCGGATTCGCTCGATGAGATCGAAATCATCATTTTCTGCGAGGAGGATTTTGAGATCAACATCCCGGATGACGATGCGGCCAAACTCAAAACCGTGCTCGATTGCGTGAACTATCTGCATGCCGAGCTGAACCGCAATCCGCTGCTCATGCGCAACTCATAACCCGTAACCCATAACTCAAAACACATACCCACCATGCCCAACAAACTGAACGCCTACATCGACCCGCTCAAACTTCAGGGCGCGGTTTTGATGACTCTCAAAGACAAGACTGGAGCACCGACGGAGTGCCTGGTGATCCAGTTGAAAAACTCGCGGATTCGCCGGACAGAACGATCTGGCAAGCTCGGGTTGTCCATCGACCTGGTGCCGAATCGCGATGGCAAGGACGAGTTTGGCAACACGCACTGGATCAAGGAGAGCACGACGAAGGCCGAACGCGAAAGCGCCACGCCGCCGAATCTGCCGTTTCTGGGCAATGCCCGCGAGTATGACGCGGCAACAGGCGGCCAGCGAACGGCACGGCCTGCGGGCGGTGTGCCGGTGACGGGCGGCGACTCCTCGCCGATGGCGGAGGGGATGGAGGACGATGACATACCGTTTTGAACGTCTCGGATCAGTGACCGCGAACCCATGATCACGAATACACGACAGCCAGCCCAGAGCGGTTCACTTCATCCGATTTGTTCGGTTTGTGGCGAGCCTGTGTGGGGCGGAACGAAGCGCCACCCAGCAACAAAGTGCTTGTTTCACTTTAGCTGCATTTGCGCGGAATGCGGTCATGAGGCGTTCTGGCTGACAACTAGGAAAAACCCAGAAGGCCGCTGGGTCTGCTTCTCGCTTCAATGCGGCTGGGTAAGCACTGAATACACCAAGCCATTTCATCAACCGAACGTCAAAACGCAGCAACCCCGAAACGAAGCCTAAGATATGAGCCTGCCTGATGCCAACTCGAAGTCACAAGACCATCAACCCTTGTTCGGCACGGGGGATGAGATGGAGTTTCGCCGCCAGTTTGCCATTCAATTCTTGGCGAGCTATGCGGCTACTAACTTCAACGACTTATGCGCCAATGGACGCCAAGGCTCCCTTGAGCGGCTACCTGTCGAAGATGCTGAATATCTCAGCGGCACAGCATGGCGTCACTGGTGCTACACGATGCCGATGAAGCCGAACAAGAATTATCCAGACTGACTTTTCCTCTCAACACCTGCAAAACCGGAAACATTCTAAAACTTATGAACCTGCGTGATACACTGGAACAAGTTCGGCTGACGTGCCGCATGCGGCGGTTGTCGAGGCACACGGAGGAGTCTTATGCGGGGTGGATCGTGCGGTTTGCCAGGCATGTGGCACGCAGGGTGGAAGAGTCACGGGAGGAACGGGTGCGGAGTTTTCTGGAGCAGATGGCCCCGCGTTGCTCGGCATCGACGCAAAACCAGGCTTTCAATGCCATCGTGTTCTTTTACCGCGATGTGCTGCGTCAGCCGTTGGGTGATCTGGGGAAATGGACCCGTGCGAAACGGCCGGCACGGCTGCCGTCGTGGCTGAGTCCTGATGAGATGCGGCGTTTGTTTGATGCGATGACACCGGGGCCGCTACTCATGGCGCAGGTGGCGTATGGCAGCGGCGTGCGACTGGCGGAACTGCTGGCGCTGCGGGTGAAGGACATCGACCTGGATGCGTGCCTCATCACGGTGCGCGGCGGCAAGGGTGACAAGGACCGCGTGACATGCCTGCCTCGCTCGCTGGTGTTCACGCTGCGGGCGCATTTGGACCGCATTCGGCTGCTGTATGATGCCGACCGTCAGGCGGGCGCGATGCCGGTGTATCTGCCGGACCAACTGGAGCGCAAATATCCGAACGCTGGCCGCGAGTGGCCGTGGTTCTGGCTGTGGCCTGCGGCAAATCAAAGCACCGATCCACGCAGCGGCATCGTGCGCAGGCATCACATTCATGAGGACACGCTGGGCAAGGCGCTGAAGAATGCCCGCCGTCGCTGCGGACTGAGCAAACGAGTGACGGCGCACACGCTGCGTCATAGCTTTGCCACGAACTTGCTGGCGAACGGAGCCAGCATCACGCAGGTGCAGGAATTGCTCGGGCACAGCAGCGTGGAAACGACGCAGATTTACACGCACTGCATTCCGCAGTTTGCCCGCAGCATCACGAGTCCGATGGACACGCTGCCGCAACCTGCCAACGTGGTGCCGTTTGAAACGCACACAAGGAGGGCGGCGTGATGGAGGTGGATGCGGACAGCCGGATGGTCATCGAAGCCTTGCATGCGGGGCAGGAGGCGCATCCGGTGATTGAGCCGTGGGCGCTGGAGGATCTGCTGGCGCTGGGCGAGGTGGGGGCGGCGGAGGCGGTGGCGGCGCGGGCGGATGCGATGCGTGAGATGGCCGAGCAGCCGCTCGATCACGGGTGGATTCCGCAGGACTGGTGGTTGTTCCTGCTGGAGCTGTGTCGCAAACGGCTGGAGCATCCGGGGCGCGTGCTGGAGGTGCTGGTGAGCGGCGGCATCCGTGCGGGCAAAACGCATGTGGCGGCATCGCTCGCGGTGCAGCATTGGAAACACGCGAAGAAGGCGACGGTGTTCTGCATGTCCCGCCGCGAGGAGGATTCGCAGAACTTGCAGCAGAAGCCCATCGAGTCGTTCTTGCCGGTGGAGGCGCTGGGTGGCGCGGCGGGGAAGATCAAGCAGGACAAGCACCAGAAAGCGAAGTTCAGCGGCGGCAAGTTCACCGACAACCAGTTTTCCCGCTACCTCATCGTGACCGGCGCGGACGGGCAACGCTACACGGGCGGCGGCATGGTGCAGTTTCGTTTCTTCACGCAGGAACTTGAGTCATTTCGAGGCTATGCGTTGACGTTTGTGTGGAGCGATGAAGGCATTCCGGTGGATCATGTGAAGGCGCTGAAGGATCGTCTCGCATCGCGGGCCATCGAAACGCAATCGGACGAGCACCGGAAGCAAATGCTGGCGCTGCAAGGCTACCTGGAGCCGCTGGCGGAGGGACGGCCCGGAGCACGACGGCCGCATGGCGAGCTGATCGGGGCGCTGATGCACGGCGTGCATCTCATCACCTACACGCCCGAAGAGGGATTCACGCCGACCGTGCGCTACTTCATGCAGGGCGCGGTGAAGCCCGACAAGTTCAAGGTCATCGCGCCCGAGCTGGCAAACAAAGGCGGCTGCAAAGATCCGCGTGTGCCGAAGATTGCCTATCCGCAGGAGCCGACGCGGCTGGTGTGCTACCTGCACACGGCAGCCAACAAGTATGTTAACGTGTATCCGCAGTTGTCGAAGGACTACGCGGGCGCGGACGAGAAGACGATCCGTATCAAACTCTACGGCGACGCCGAGGCGGCGAGCCGGACGGAGTTCGAGGCGGTGTGGCGGCCGGAGCAGCATCTTTGCGATTGGAAAGACCTGCCGCGTGACGGCACGCTGTATGAGATCATCGACGGCGCGGAGGCAAAACCGTTCTTCATCGGCTGGTTCATTGTTGATCCGATGGGTCGCTACTGGCAGGCGCAGGAATGGCCGTGTGAGAGCATCGCCATTGACGACATGCTTCCCGGCCCGTGGGCGACACTCAGCGAGAAGGACCGCATCAATGGCGATGAAGGCCCGGCGCAGCGTTTGCGGCTGGGGTGGAACTTTGAGCAGTATGCCGATCTGGTGTGGCAGATGCGCCGCCGTTTGCTGGTGAAGATGGCGGAGACGGGCGGGGAGTGGCAAGGCAAGACGGTGGCCGCGCCGCAGGCGCGGAATGACGAAACCAGAATGGCAAATGCCGAAGGCATGCTGTGTGCGGAGCCGTATGAGACGTATGGTGATCCGCGCTGGAGTCAGTGGAAGTCTGGGGCGACGGGGGCGACGATTCAGCAGGAGTTTTTCGATTTGCCGAATGGATTCACCATCCTGGTGCCGGAAGGCGTGCGGGTGCAGGAGGGGCTGGCGCTGGTGCGGGATGCGCTGGCGACGACGATCCTGGTGCAGCCGAAGGTGCGGGTGAACCGCGAATGCACCAACACGATCTTCGGCCTGCAAAACTTCACGATTCCCGATTTCAGCGAAAACACGAAGCGCAAGGACGAAGCCTGCAAAGACCCGGTGGATGTGTGGCGGTATTTCTGCCTCGCGGGGCCGCGTTATTTGGACCGCGAGCGGTTCAAAAGAAGGCCCGAGCAGGAGTTTGGGTATTGAGAGGCAGACAATCAGACAATCAGACCATGAGCAACACAGCAACAACACCAACAACCACACCGGAAGCCGTGCTGGCAGCGCGGTTGAATGTGCCGCGTGAGAGTTTCAAACGCTGGCGCGAGAGCGGAGACTTGAAGAAGTTTCTGCATTACTTGAAGGAAGGGCATGCGTTCCACATCACGCCGGAGGGCGAGGCGGAGGTGCTGCGGCTGATCGGCATTCGCGACGCACCGCCGCCGCCGTCGAAGGTCGCCATGATCGCCCAGGCGGCGGGGGTGATGCCGCGTGTGCTGCGCTGCAAGCCGCTGGCCGGGGGCGCGATGGTGAGCGTGCGCCTGACCGCGCCACGCGTGTTTGCCAGCCAGTTCCGGCGCGGGGATCGCATCGAGGTGATGCCCACGGAGACGGAAGGTGTTTACGAGTATGATGGCGCGGTGCCGAGGAGGACGAGGATTTAGGCCGCGCTTGGCGCGGAATGATGAAACCCGAATGAGGAATGCAGAAACAAAGAACCAAGAACGACGAACCAATAACGATGAAAAACGACAAACCAATTTTTTACCCCATTATCGACAATGGCATGGGGCTTTCAGTGACAGGGTGGGCGGTGAGCATGCTGGGGGCTCTACGGGGAGAGAGCGTGTTTTGCCATCTCTCCACGCCTTACCCCGGCTATGCGATGGATGTGGCGACGAAGCAGTTTCTTGAGAGCGACTGTGACGAGATGGTGGTGATCGACACTGATCTCGTGTTCAAGCCGCAAGACCTGGAGCATCTGATGGAGCATGACGAGCCGCTGGTGTTCGGGATGTATGGCAAACGGAAGGTGAAGTTTGAAGCGCCGCTGGTGCCGCTGGCGGGGCAGGAGAACCCGGCGATGACGGAAGGCGTGCTGTGGGAGGTGGCAAAGACGGCGCGGGGATTCATGCGGGTGCATCGCTCCGTGTTCGAGAAGATGAAGCCGCATGTGACGCTGCTGCACGGCACGGAGTTTGGGGATCTGCATCGCTTCTGGCCGCCGCAGCCGGACGGCACGAGCGAGGATTTCGTTTTCTGCGCCCGCTGGCGCGAGCTGGGCGGGCGGGTGCTCATCGACAAGAGGATTTTTGTCGGGCATGTCGGCCAGGCGCGGTTTCCGATTATGAAGTAATTCAACCCTGAATCACAATGAAAGAGGCGAAAAAAATTGAACTTATTTGCACAACCTTGACCCGCAGGGGATCAGGGAACGATCGCACTAGCCCGGTGCGGATCATCACCGAATACTGGACACCGGAAGGTGAAAAAGTGGCGGAGGTTGATCCGGTTGCCATTAGCCTCACCCCTGAAATGCTGGACGCTATTTGTCAAAATCTCAAGGCGCGCATTGAGGGTGATGGCTGGATGAGAGCTTACGATGCAGTGCTGGAAAGTGCTTACATCGCGCGGACATGAACCATCAAAACAATGATGAATTCTGGCCGGAGAAAATCAACTTACCACAAACAGCGGGCAGGTGTGTCCGCGCTCCTTTTAAAACATCATGAGTGCTGATCTAGGAACTTATCACCTCCGCGTCAATTTTGACGATGGCTCGGGCTATTTCCAACGCATTGACACCGGACGCCGTTACACGGACGGCAAAGGGTCTTGCCATCCGTTGACAGCGCAAGTCATTGAGCCGCTGTGGGACAATGAAACCGAGATGATTGATTCATTGCTGTATTTATATCTCAAAGGTCATTATTCCTGTGATTGCAATCGCGCCGCCTTTTTAGCGGCGGCCCATGGAAAAACTGATCCTGACGTTCCATGCGGTGAAACGCTGCGGTTAAACTGCCTGACACTGATCCGCCCGGATGGCACGGAATGCGTCATTTACCCTAAAGCGGGCAGGAGTGCCCGCGCTGCTCTCGAAACACCATGACTCTGTTGATTTCATTTTCCCAAGTGCGTGATTTGATGATGCAAAGCGGGCTGCGGAAGCGGGAGGCGGAGGCGCTGCTGCAACGGCAGATGCCGCCCCCGGTGCCGCATGGGCTGCACTCGCGGCGGCGGTGGTCGCGGCAGGTGGTGCTTGACTTTTGCCAGCAGGTGCAGCAGCGTGGCATCGCCCTTGGGGAAGGGTGCGCCGGAAGCGGTTCACGCAAAACGTGAATCCACTCCGCCGCCATGTCCGTCCCTGCTGAACTCCCCTCCGTCATCGACCCGGAGAAGCCGCTTGCGGACTGGAAGGTGACAGATGCGCTGGACGAAATGGAGGCCGCCTGCCGCGATGCGAGCGGATTCCTCAAGCAGATGGCGACCAATGAGCAGACGCGCAAATGCTGGTGGCAGAACAAGACCGGCACGGGCAAGAAGGCCAACACGAAAACCGCCGACGCCAAGCCTTTCAACGGCGCGGCCGATCATGAGGTGCATCTGACGCAGGCCGTGATGAACCGCCGCAACGCGGCCCGCATCGCGGCGCTGATGGCCGGCAATCTCAACGTGACGCCGATGGAGAGCACGGACGCGAAGCGGGCCGGACTCATGCGCCAGGTGCTCCGCTACTACCTGAACGGCCCCATGCGGACGGAGTTTGTCACCCAAGGACTGCGGGCGGGCAGCTATGCCGACCGTTTCCGCGCCGGGGTGATGTATGTGGGATGGAAGGAAGAGCGCGGCGTCGAGCCGATCCAACTCACGCGGGCTATGGTGGCGGAGATGCTGCAAATGCAGTTTGCCGCCGAGGCGCAGGACATGACGCTGATCGAGGGCATCGACTTCGAGGCGCTGGTGCTGGACGAAAGCCGCGAGGCTGAAATAATCGCACTGGTGCTGCGGAATCTGCCCGGTGCCGCCGAGCGCCGGAAGATTGGCGAAGCCTCCGTGAAACGGGCGCTGGCCCGCCTGCGAGCCGGGGATGACACCGCCGTGGTGCATGCCGCCTATGTGAAGCGTTCAAGTCCCTGCTGGGAAGCATTGCAGCCGTTTGTCGATGTCTTTTTCCCCTACGAGACGCTGATGGAAGATAATCTGGAAAGCTGCCGCTGGATCGCCCGCGTGCGGTGGCGTTCCGCGCAGTGGATCAAGGAGCAGGCCGCTTTGCATGGCTGGGACAAGGCATGGGTGAAGGAGGTGCTGGAGAAGCACAAGGGGCGCAGCAATCTCTTCAGCAACAGCATGGCGTCCTACCCGTGGGCGCTCAGCGGTGCCGGGGTGAACTGGAGCGCCCGCACGAATGGCGAGGCGCAAAATCATTTGTATCAAATCATCGAGCTGTGGGATCGCGCTGTCACGGTGGACGGCCTGACGGGAACGTATCACACCATCCTGCATGCGGATGTGAAGGACAAGGTGGCGAAGCGCCAGCTCCGCATGGACTGGGATGGCTGTTATCCGTTCGTGCCGTTCACCTTCAGCCAGGACGAGCGATTGATTCTCGACGGCTTCAGTGTGCCGGAGATCACCATGACGAAGGAGCAGGCGGTGAAGGCGCAGTGGGACAGCCGCACGGATGCCGCCAGCCTGACCACCTTTCCCACCTGGACCGGCGACCCGGAGCTGGAGGGCTTGCGGCCCGCGCCCGGCGTCTTCCTGCCGTCCATCCGTGGCAAGGTGCCGCAAGCCTTGCAGATCCCGCCGCCTGACGGGCGCAGCATCGAGATTGAGCGCACGCTGCGGGAGAGCATCAACGAGTTTTTTGGCTTCCCCAGCCGCACGCTGCCGGACAGCGTGGCGATGATGATGGGCCAGGCTGATCTGGACTGGTTCATGCTCGCCATCTCGCAGTGCATCGCCCGCACGGCCAAGCTGATCCAGCAATACATGCCGCCGTTGCAAGGTGCCCGCATCACCGGCACGAACGAACTCGTGACCGCCACCGCCAACGACGTGCGCGGCGGCTTTGACTTCCAGGCGAAGTTCAACGTGAAGAGTCTCGACGTGGAGTGGACGAGCAAGCATCTGGGCTTCATCAAGGATATGATCGTGCCGCTGGACAATCGCGGCCAGATCAACACGCTGCCCATTCTGGAAGCGGGCTTCAACATGCTCGACCCGGGACTTGCGGCGCAATGTCTGCCGAAGGATGCCGACACGGCGCAGCGCCAGACGCTCGACATGGCCCGCATGCACCTGGCTGAAATCTTCACCGGAGGAGCGCCGGACGTGACCGAGGGCATGGACTTTGGCGGGCTGGCGCAAGCCGTGACAGATGAGATCACCCGCAGCCCGCTGCGGCAGCAGAGCATCATCGGCGGCCAGCAGATCCATGTCGTGCTGACCAGCTACCTCGCGGGACTGGTGAACAACCAGAAGCAGCACGGCGGGGAAAATGCCCGCATCGGCCGCACGCTCACGGACGACCCGCTGGCGCAACCGAGCGCGGCGGAAGGCTTGCTGCAAACGCTGCAAGGACTGCCGGAGGGCGTGAGTCTGGCGCAAGTGATGGGGGGAGTGAGTTCTTAGTTATGGGTTATTGGTTAAGGGTTATTGGTTAGGACTTATTTGTTTTATGAGTGCTGTTGTCATTTGTTCGCCGTTGTTCGGGCAGTCGTTTCATCTGACGCCGGAGGACCGGGTGAAATCTCGGAAGCTGGTGCATGAGAACCGGCATGATCCGGCGGTGAAGGCGCTGTTTAATTTGATCGAGCGCAAGGCGTTCGACATGCAGCGGGCGGGCATCGAGGCCGGGGCCACGGCGCACGATCAAGGGCAGGCATGCGGTGCGCTGTATTTGTATCAGGTGGCGCGGGCGTGGCTGGAGTCGCCGCCGCAGGTGACGGAGAGCGAATGACGGCGCGGATTGTCAAACATCATCCCGTTTCATCCCGCATCGTTCCCAAGGCTTGAGAGAGACGGGGTGGGACAGTTAATGTCTGACCCATGTCCGCATCTGAAACGTCCGCACCTGCCGCGACCGCCGAAGCCTCCGCCGCTCCGGTGGAGATCATCACGCCGCAGGATGCCACCGCCGAGCACATCGCCCGTGGGCTGAGTCCCGAGCAGGCGAAAGCGTTCCGCGCTTTGCGCAAGGAGAAGAAGGCCAAGGCGGCGGCCGCGAAGGTGGAGGCGCCCGCCGCGACGGACAAGGAGACAATCGGACAATCGGACAATCGGACCGCGCCGGAGCAAGCCAAGGTGGAACCGGCGACGGAGACGATCACGTTCAATGCGGATGAGGAAACGCCTGCCGCTGCCGTGGTGGATGAAATCGCGCCGGAGTTGAGCGAGGAAGAACTCGCCAAGCTGGACGAGAAAGCCCGCAAGCGGGTGACGGAAGCCAGCAAGGAAGCGGCCAAGGTGCGCAAACGTGCGCAGGAAGCCGAGGCGAAGCTGAAGGAGCACGAGGCCAAGGTGAGCGAGCTGGAAAGCAAACTCGCCGAGATCGAGAAGCAGGGCGGTGATGCCGCCGTGCGTTCCGCTGGACTGGCTGGCAATGCCTTTGTGCATTTCAAGGACGCGCATGCCGTGGCCGCCTGGGCGGAGAACGCCAAAGACGCGCTCGCGCTGCTGTCCTACCACGAGCGCGAAGTGAAAGCGGGCCGCCGTGCCGAGGACGAGCCGGTGACGCACACGCTGCCAAACGGCCAGGAGATCGAACTCCGCGCCACCGATTTGCCGGTTTACCAGCAGCGTGTCAGCGACGCGCAGCAGTGGTTCACCCATGACGCGAAGATCGGCCAGGTGCGTGAATCCGCCACGAAGCTGGCGGAGAAGCACGCCGCCACGAAGGGCTACAAGGAAGCCCGCGAAACCTACCTCAAGGACGCCAGCCTGCCCACGCGGCTGGAGGAGTTGGTGGCAAAAGCCGCCCTCTACGACGTGCTGCAAAGCCGTCGCGCCATCATCACTTTCCCGGACACAGCGGGCGCTGCGAACAAAGCGCCCTCCGCCACGGTGCAGGAGTCCAAAGCCACCGAACGCAAAGACCCGCCGAGCGAGTCCCGTGCCAGCACTCCACGCCTGGCAGCGGTGAACGACCCCGGCTCTGACCTCGCGGCACGCAAGAGCCTTCTCATGGAGAAGGCGAGGACGGCGAAGACCGACGACGAGCGCCAGAAATTTCTCAAGGAAGCCATCAAGCTCGGCCCCGTGCAGCGCACGGCGCACCGGGCGGCCTGAGCTTCAACGCCGCGTGGAACCTCCAACATCCAACTTTTAAAACATCATGGCCCAAGCCCTTTCATCTACCGTCACCGCGATCCATGAGGATCTGGCCGACGAAATCGCCCTTCTCGACAACGAGAACACCATCTTCAGCTCCACCGTGCAGAGCGGCGGCAAGGCTGAAAACTCCGTTTATTCCCGCGTCGCGGACAAGCACCTGACCGGCCGCCTTGGCGGTGTCGAGGAAGGGGATGCCGTCACCCGCGCCGATGTGGCAAACCACTTCATCAACCGCAAGAAAATCTCCGGCGCTGTGCAGCAGAAGCGCGAGAGCTACGGCGTGTCGAAACGCGTCGAGAAGGTGGAGAACACCGCTGGCGTCGCCAACGAAGTGGGCGAGTCCCGCTTCCGCGCCCTGGAACGCTACAAGCAGGGCGTCGAACTCACCTACCTGTCCGCGCAGGTGGCGAATGACAACGCCTACGCCTACGACGACGAGAACCGTCTCGGCCAGATGCACCTCACGATGGGCGCGTCCGCCTATGTGGAAAGCTCCGCGCAGGGCACGGATTCGCAATTCCAGGTGGACAGCAATTACCGCCCCGGCGCTTCCCAGCTCATCAACGTGGCCTCCGCGTCCGCCTTCACGGAAACGCAGATGCGCACGCTCCTGCTCGAATGCCGCCAGGCCAAGCGCAAGAACGTGAAGCTGACCGCCTTCTGCACGACGGACTTCGCCAACCACCTCGCCACGTTCTTCGACGCTGGCACGCTGACGAACACCGCCACGCCGATCCGCAGCTACAACCAGGATCTGAGCAACACGGAGATCTCCGCGATGCTCACCGGCTACAAGACCGCGATGGGTTCTCTCATGGTGGTCCCGACCGAGCACCTGAACGGTGTCCGCAACGCGGGCAGCCTCGCAGGCGCGAGCACCACGAACACCAGCACGAACGTGGACGTGACCAGCACCGTGGGCCTTCAGCAAGGCATGAAGATCGGCGGCACCGGCATCCCTGCGGGCGCTTACATCGCCAGCATCACGAACAGCACGCGCATCGTGATCTCCGCCGCCGCCACCGCCACCGGATCGCCGACGCTCACGCTGGGCGACCAGGACCACATGCTGGCGCTGGAGATGGAATACTTCTACGAGCTGCTGAACGGCCTCGAAGAAGTGGACCTGTCCAGTGATGGCAGCGGCACGCAGGGCTATGTTGAAGGTTTCTTCAGCCTGTTCTGCTCCATGCCTGCTGTTCACGGCAAGGTTTACACCGCCGTGGCCTGATCCCTCACCGTCTGGCAGGCGGGCGCAGGTTGTCTTCTGTGTTGTGTTCTCGTGACCGCACCGACGCACCCTTCCCCGGAGCCTCCGCCCCCTGCCAGGCGGCCTTTCATGCTTTGAAGCGGGCAGAAGTGCCCGCGCTCCCCTCTTGAATTTATGTGGAATCCAGATCGAGCGCCCGTGTTAGGTTTTGACAAGCTGGCCCGCCGTGTGGGCCTTGCCAAAGCCCGCGCCATCTTCGCGGCCTACCGCGAGAAGCTGCGCATCGACAACGCCAAAGCCGCCGAGCAGGAGAAACGCGCCGCCGAACTGCGCCGTGCGCGTGGTCCCGTGGTGGTGCGCAATGACTTCGATTTCATGCCGGCCTATCACATCACGCCGCTCACTTACAAGCAGCTTTACCGCAGCACCCTTGGGGAGCGCGGCTGCCGGGGTGGCGAGATCTTCGATGACGAGAGCATGATGAAGGATTTCTTGAAACGGAATCCTGACTGCGCTCCGCAGAAAGTCGTCACGGGTGACATTCGCGGCGGCTGGACACCCGCGCTGGAGCAGGCGGCCAAGGAAGGCCGCATGCACCGCGCTCTGCAACACGCGCAAGTCAGCCTGAAACTCCAAAAAGCGGCAGAGGAGGGCCGCGCCGCCCTCGTGGCCTGACGGTCATGGCCGTGCGCGAACACATCGCCTTCAACACGGCCTTCGAGGATGCCGTGCGCCCCACCGGCCACCTGGCCGCGATGAATGCAATCGCCGATCTGAAGGCGCAGTTTCTCGCGCAGTTCAACCGCAGTTACAAAATCGGCTACGAACTGCCCTTCGCCAGCAATGTGTTCTGGGAGGACGCCCGCACTTGGGCGGAGATCACGCCAAGCAGCGGCCTCATCTCCTGGGATGTGCTGGGTGATGCCCGCAATCTCGAAATCTACACGCTCGACCCCCGCGAGACGCGGATGGCGAAGAGCGTGACTTTCTTCACCGACAAGACCGGCATTCTCGTCAATGACGAACTGCCCACCGTCTGGGTGAGCTGGACGCCGCGCATCTACAAGTTCAGCACCACCGCCTGGGTGACGGCCACGGCCTACGTCGTGGGCGATGTCCGCATGGTGAGCAGCACGGGCGAGTGCTACCGCTGCATTGTCGCTCACACCAGCGGCACCTTTGCCACCGATCTGGCCGCCGCCAAGTGGGTGCTCATGCCGGTGCTGGAGGTGCTGCACGAGTTCACGATCCGCCACCTGCATGCCTCCTGGCTGCGGGAAAACGGGCAGGTGCAGACCGGCGTGAGCCTGCAAAACGCCGCGCTTGCCGAACTTCTCGAAATCCACCGCGCCGAACTGCGGCGCAACCGCGAAACCCCCAAACCTTGATTTTCTTCCTATGGCAACGCCAGTCAACATTATCAACGGCTACAACGGCAGCAAGCGAGTGGCGGACACCACCACGCAGACCGGCACGTTTGGAGCCATCTATTGCAACGCTGACACGGTGTTTGACACCCTGACCGGCAGCTATGCCGGCACCGTCACCGGCATCACGCACGCCGCAGGCAAGTGGATCTACGGCGTATTTCAAACCGTCAAGCTCACCTCGGGCGACATTGACCTTTACAACCTCTGACCCATGCCCCTCGCCGGTCCAGCTCTCAGCATCATGTTCCCACGTCCCGCAGGCGATTCCACGCCGGGGGGCGCGAGTGACGTGTGGCTGTGGGAGGCCGGCATCGGCCTGCAATGGGAAACAGGCATCTTCATGCTAACCGAATAATTTTATGGCTGACCTCACCATTTCCGCCGCTGCCACACTCACCGGGGCCAACACGGCCAGTGGTGACTTGTTTCCTTTGCTAGACATCTCCGCCGCCGCAGGCAGCCAGGGCAGCAAGATCACCCGCGACGAGCTGCGCATTGCGATGGGCCTGACGGGCAACGGCACGATTGCCACGGGGGGTTACACCCTGACCGTCCCTGCCACGGGGACCGCTGCGCTTTTGGGGGCGAATGTGTTCACAACGCTGCAAACGATCACGCAGGCGAATGCGAATACGGGCATCCTTGCCTCCACTGGCTACTCGCTCACAGGTTCAAATGCCACAAGCATGATCGACCTTGCGGGAACGTGGAATACCAGCGGGACGCCGACACTCATCAAGGCCAATGTCACCAACACAGCCAGTAACGGATCGAGCCTGTTGATTGATTTGCAAGTAGGAGGAAGTTCAAGGTTCAAGGTTGCCGCCACAACGGGCCACGTCACCTCAAGCGGCGGTTTTTTCGCGTCAGGTTCGTTTGACTTGGCTTCGACGTGGGGAGTAAACGGATCGACAGGCAACCAGGTTATGTATGTGACGGGCACCTTCGGCTGGTCGGCTGGTAACGGAGGGCAGGGCGCAACAGCAGATGCTTTGCTTGCTCGAAAAACCACTGCCAGCATTGGTTTGGGGGTAACGCATGCAACAACTCCAACAGCTCAATACCTTTCTGCTCACAATGTCACCACGGGAACGGGAGCGTCACTGACGCTTTCCGGTGGCACTGGCAGCGTGGCAGGCGGGGCTTGCCACTTGGCGGCCTCAGTCACAACAGGCGCTCCCGTGCCCCGTGTGACAGCAGACGCCGTTGGCCTGGGGTTCTACAACGTCACACCCGTTGCTCGTCAGGTCGTCCCTACGGGCAGCTCTACGGATACCCTTATTACAGCATTGCAAACACTCGGACTTATTTCTCAATCTTAATTTTATGCCCCTCTCCTCATCCCAACAAGCGGCGCTTGAACGACTGGCACAGCGCTATAATATCTCTGCCGGAAGTCAGCTAACCCCAACGGAGTATGCGGATTTGCTGTTAAGCAACATTCTTGATGAAGAGGTTCGGGCGACGGAGGCTCGACTACTTGAACTCATGAAACCAGTTGGTGCTGAAATCGCCGCTGCAGCCGGGGGTGATCCTGTGAAGATCGCCGCCGCTCTTGAGGCTGGCAAAGCCGCCGCGCTCGCAACTCTCTAATCCGACACTATGACCAACCTTCAAGCCAACCGCCTCTACGCTGCAATCGCTGAACTGTCGAAGCCCATCACCGTTTCCAAGGAGGGCAAGCCCACAGAAGTTCGTTTGTCGTTCAGCGGCAAAACCTGCCTCGCCCTTGCCAGAATGAAGAGCAAGCTCGCACCCCATGTGACCGCGTGTGAGGAGGCCGTGAACGCCGTCATCGCCGCGCACGGTGGGCGTGTGCCGCCTGACCATCCGGCTTTTGCGGAGGTGGTGAAGAAGATCACGGAGATTCAACAATCCCCCTGCGATGTCGGCGACCTTGGCACCCTGCCGCTCGCAGAGTTCGAGGCTCAGGAAACGCTTCCCGATTTGGAACCTTTGCTCCCCTACTTGCAGTAAACCTCACCACGGCTGGACGCCGCAACGCACCATGAGCCACGACGAAAGCTCCGCAATTGAAGCTCTACGCCAGACAATCCGCTGGCTGATCGGCGGCATCGCCAGTTTGCTGGTCGGCGCAGCAACCGTGGGCGGATGGGTGGCGACGCAGGAGAGCCGGATCGGCAGCTTGGTCGAAGCGGACAAAACCAGCATGGCTGAACGCTCCGAACTGCGCGGCCAGATCAAGGCGCACTCCGAAAGCATTTCCGTGCTCAGGCAGGACACCGCCTTGCAAAACCGCGACCTGCAATACATCCGCGAGTCCGTGACGAAGATCGAGCGGGTCTTGACGACAAAATGACATGGACATCCTCGCTTACACCGTAGAACAGGCCACGATTCCAGTCTCGATCAAACCGGCGAGGGTGATGGAACTGACGCGGCGGGCGGCAAGCGAGTGGAACCAGTGCATGAAGCGGCTGGTTTACCTCATGGAGCGGCGACTGAACGAGGCTGACATCTTCATCGGCTTTGGCGCTGTGGATCGCAGCGAACAGCCAACACGCATTGCGCAATGCACGCGCTACAAGCGTGGCGGGCAGGTCTATTGGCGCATCGTGCTGGCAAGCGATGTCTCCTGGGACGCGGCGCCGTGGTGGCAATTCTGGGCGCGGGGCGAGCACAGCCTGCTGGCCGCTCTCACCCACGAGTTCGGCCATGTTTTTCTTGATGACAACGACCATTGGCATTCACCGGTGGTTGGCGACGTCATGCAGCCGGACCTGCTAAATCACCTCATCGCCGAGGACGAGGCGAAGCGATACCGCGCCCGGTTCAAAGCCATCACCAACCCCGAGTCATGACAACTTCGTTCACATCACCTTCGTGGGACTTTCTGCTCATGCCGGACATCACGCCCTTGAGGGATGCACACATTGGCTTTGGCCTGTGGCCGTGGAGCAAAGGGCCGGAATGGCGGCTGGATGAAGAGTATGGGTTTTGGGTCAAAGTCCGCGAGGGACTGTGGATCAAGATGCGCATTCCCAAAGGCTACAAATTCGACAAGGCCAGCGTGCCGCCTGTTTTTTGGGGATTCCCATTCAACTACACGCCTGACGGGCTATGCACTGTCCCGGCCCTGGAGCATGATTTCCTTTGCGACATCTTCGCAGGTGGCTCCGAGTGGCTGCGCGAGCAGCTCGGCGACGACTATCCCGACAAACTGCCCGCCGAAGTCATTCACCGCCACTTTTTTGACCGGCTCAACACCTGGGGCGTCCGGCCCAGCAAAGCCAAGACCATGTATGCCGGAGTGCGCAATTTTGGACCTGGGGGCCGTGCGCGGCCTTCAAGCTGGTTCAAGAAATCCGTGGTTTTATCCTTCCTCATTCTGGTTTCGTCATTCCTTGTATCCTGCGGCACCACACGCGGCGAGCGGCTGCAACTTTACGGTGCAGCCGCCCAAATTGCCGGACACCCTGAAATTGGCCGCCCGCTGGCTGCCATCGGCAGGCGTCTGGAGGCCAAACAACCCAAGGAGGTGCTACCATGAGCGGCCTCGTACTGGCATTGGCTTACATCGTGGGCTTCGCGCTCGTGGTGTTCGGCGTGTTTTACCTCATCAACAAAACTTGAACCTGAAGCGGGCAGGAGTGCCCGCGCTCCCCTCCATGAACATCTTCCTCGATCCCGGACATGGTATGTCCAACCGCAAGCCCGGCATTTACGATCCCGGCGCCACGGTGCGCGTGGGCAAGGAGGACATCACCGAGGCTGGCATTGTCATGACCTGGGCGAATGAACTCCGCGCCCTGCTCATGGCGCAGGGCCACACGGTCATACGCAGTCGCAAAGACATGCTCGATCCCTCTCCGCTCGGCGACCGCGTGGAGGACGCGCATCATTTCAAATGCGACGTGCTCGTGAGCCTGCACTGCAACGCGGCGAATGGCAAGGCGAACGGCACCGAGACGTTCTTTCGGGGCGAGCGCAACCGCACGCTGGCGCAGCGGTGCAATGATGCCGTGGTAAACGCACTGGGCACGCGCAACCGTGGCGTCAAGACCGAAAGCGCCAGCCAGCATGCCCGCCTCGCCGTGCTGGACTTCCCCCGCGCCGTGCTCATCGAGCTGGGCTTCATCGACCACCCCGGCGACCGCGCCCTGCTGCTCGATCCCAAGAAGATGCTGCAAGCCTGTGACGCGCTCTGCGATGCCATCACCGGCACCACCTCTTAACTCATCACCTCTAACTCCTAACTTCTAACCCATCCCCATGCCCCGCGACCCGCGAGAAACCACCCCCTTTGAAACTGTGGCGACCGTCAAGCCGGGCGAAGTCGCCGCTTTGCTGTGGGTGCCGGAGAATCAGATCCGCGGGGATTTCTCGCTCACGGTGGGCACGACGCTGCAAGCGGCGCTGCCGCTGGTGTCGAAGGGTGACGGCTTGGGCCGAGGCTTTGAAAACTACGTCTTCACCGACAACGGCCCCGTCGATGCGGGATGGCATGGGTTCTACTTTGCGCGACCGTTCAGCAGCGGGGAGAAGACGACGGCCTTCCGCACGGTGACGGAGATTCGGGGCGGCATCTACTGGCCGCCCGTCATGGCCGGGCTAAACGTGCGCAACTTCAAAGCCTACGACGCGGACGGGGTGGAATACACGGCAGATGTGATTTGGGACTTCAACCTGCGGGACGCCTACGACGGCCCCACCAAAGTGGTGATCGAATACTTCGCCAGCCATGAGCCGCACACCATTGCCACGCCGACGACGATGCAGCCGGAAGGCGGCACGTTCTTTTATGGCGTGGGGCAGGTGAGCATCCCTCGCTGCCTGCATCCTTCGCTGGAACTCATTTACAGCACCGGCAGCGCCAGCACGCGCTACCCGTTGCAGACGTTTGTGAAGGCATTCCCGAATACCAATCTGACAAGCTGGCCGGCCACGCTGGTGATTGACGACGGGGAGAAATTCGACAACGGCCTTTACATCCGGCGCAAGGTCACGGCGTATCGTCCTGGCGACTACGCCACCGCGCCGATCATCTCGACGCCGACGAAGGCCAGCATCGGCAGCACGACGGTGACGCTGGGCGGCAATGCCAGCAACGACGGCGGCAGCACGATCACCGAGCGCGGCGTGGTGGTGAGCGCCACCGCGACGAATGCCGATCCCGTCATTGGCGGCACCGGCGTGACGAAAACCACCACCACCGGCACCACAGGTGTGTTCACCGTGGCCGTCACCGGACTCACCAGCGCCACCGGCTACACGTTCAAAGCCTATGCGACCAACGCACGCGGCACCAGCTACACCGCACTCGACACCTTCACCACCAGCTAACGCATAACTCTTAACTCATCACCCCTAACTCCTAACCCCTAACCCATCACCCATGGACCGACTGACAGAACTCTTCGCTGACAAGCCCATCTCCTATGCGGGGGCCGGATTGTCGTATGCGGGAGATGCGTCCGGCAATGCGGTGCTGGTGCCGGAAAGCCCGCTGCGCATCCAGCGGAATGTGGTGGACAGTGACGCGACCAGCGGCGGCAGTCATCCCTTCAAATGCCCGGCCGCCGCCTCGACCTCCAGCGTGGTGTCAGGCGGCAGCGTGAACGGGCAGAGCGCCACGAACCTGACGCTGAACATCAGCAGCAGCGGCACGCGCTATGTGTATCTCGATGTCACCATGACGCAGGATGTGTCCAGCGATGGCTATGTGCTGGGCTTTTCTGGGGGCCATACCAACATCACCGCCGCGCTCGCCACCGGCAGCAGCGTGCCAGCGGACAGCAGCACGCACCTTTACCGTCAAGTCGCCAAGTATGTGGACGGCGTGAAGACCGAGCAGAACATCATCAGCAGCATGGAGGTGGTCATCCGCGACGACGGCAGCGGCTCCAGCACCGCCAATGCCATTTGGGGGCAAAGTTAAACCATGAGCACGCTGACCGATCCTGTTTCTGACATTGTGCTCATGGCACGCATCGACTGCCCTGTGGAGTGGAAATGGGAAATCCTGAAGAACGGCAGCGTGGACCAGACCTACACCGAGGCGGACAATTATTACGACTACGGCGACACGCTGTTCTTCGGGCCGGGAGATCACTGGTATCTCGACAACGACGGCACGGATGTGTGGGAGACGCGCATCACGCTGAAGCACCTGGGCCATGAGGTGCCCATGAAAGTGGAGTGGGATTACACCATTCATGATCGCGGCGGCGGGCCGGACACGACGGCCAGCGGCAGCCTGGTGCTGGTGAGCGGCACCGTGACGCAGACCTTTAGCCCGCCCGGTGTCGATCAGTATTCGATCGGCGGCTTCGACATCAGCAACGTGACTTTCACCGCGCCGACGTGATCCCGCTTTGCAACGCATCATTTCTTGTTATCTTGAACCTCAACAGCATCACTTCTTCTTATGGCGACTCCCTCCATCTTCAATCGCGGTTATTCGGGCGGCATCGCGGCTCGTGGTCCTGTGCCGGTGGGGCGTGGGGCGTATGACCTGAACCGGGCCGCCGAGCAGACCTTCCGCCGCACGGGGAACCCGGCCATGCTCATGTCGATGGACTTCCGCAATCGCCTGGATGAGCGGCGCATGATGCCGATGATGCCGCCGAGCCTGCCGCCGACCATGCAGGCAGGAATGCCCGCATCACCCTCCGCGCCTGCGGAGCCGAAGGGGAACTGGGTGCCGGGGTTTGGTGGCTCGCAGATTTTTGTCAGGGACCAGCCCGCCGCGCCTGCGACCGCGCCGATGATGCCGGCCATGCCGGAGCCGCCCGCGCTGAATCCTCCCGCCGCCCGTGCGCAGTCGCAGGGCATGCAGGCGATGCCGCCGCCCATGCCGGTGATGCCGTGGCAGGGCATTTCCGCGCCCGGAGCGCCGGGCATGGATCGCGCTTTTGGTGGCAGTGTGCCGTTTCAACCGCTGCCGCCTTCGACGCTGGGCGGTGCCACGGGTGTGCCGCCGCCGCCTGCGCTGGACTTCCGCGCTTTGCCAGGGAATCCGAACTACGGCGTGCCGGTGGTGAATGGCGAGGTGCAAAAGCAATTCCTGCCCATGCCGCCCGCGCCTTCGCGCAACGCTCCGCTTTCCGCCGAGGAGATGGGCCGCATCACCGCCGCAGGCTTTGAGCCTTACGAAGTCGGCGGCCAGTTCTTCGACGCGAACGGCCTGCCCTACCTGCGCCGCATTGCGGCCCCGATGGAAACCGTGCGGATCAACGACGACGGCACGCAGCCCATCACCCGCAAGCAGCCCGTGGGCACCACGCCTGCACCTGCGGCGATGCCGAAGCCTGCCGCCCCCGGCATGCAGACCGCGAAGAGCGGTTTCACCTGGAAACCTGTGCAGTGATCCATCCTCATGCCACGCTACGAACTCACCTCCGCCCACACGGGCAAGACCTACGTCATCGAAGGCGAGGGCCAGCCGACCGACGACGACATGATCGACATCGGCCGGCAGCTCGATGAGCAGACGGCGCGGCAGGCGGGGATTGATCCCGCGCTGCTTCAGCAGACACCTGCGGGCACGGTGGCAAACACGGTGCGGAACATCGGGCCGGAGTTTGTCGATATGGCCGTGGGCGGACTGGCGAAGCTGAACGAGACGCTGGGCCGCTCCCCGCTGGGCATCGTCTCCCCGCTGGCGCTGGCAAACCGGGCCACGGAAATGGTGACGGGCATCAACCCGCTGGCACGCACCGCCGAGGCCACGCAGGTGATCCGCGAAACGGGCGAGGACATGCGCCCCGTGAACCCGTTCAACCCGACTGCCCGGACCATCGGCAGCGCGATCAATCAAGTCGGCGGCATGGTGGCGACGGGCGGACTTGCTACCGCCGCAGGCATGGCCCCGGCCACCGCGATGACAGCCATCCCTGGCGGCATCGGCTTCGCCGCAGGCGCAGGCCAGGGCATCGACACCGCCCGTCAAATGGGCATCACCGACCCGACCGCGCAGGCGGGCATGGGCATGGCCTTTGGCGGTGTGGAGATGGCGACCGAGCGACTGGGCGGTATCGGCGGCGACGTCGTGAACCGTTTCATCCGGCCGCAATCCCTGCTGGGCCGTGCCGCGCTGAATGTGGCGAGCGAATCCGTAGAAGAAAATGTGGCGGGCCGTGCGCAGGATGCAGTCACGGTAGGGGCAGGTCAATTCGTGTCGGACCCCAACCGCCCCGGCTTCACCCGCAGCGGCTTCGAGTTGCCGAGCCTGAACCCGCTGAATCCGCAGACCCTTGAGCGCATGAAGCAGGAGGCCATCGGCGGCGCTGCTGGCGGCGTCGTGTTCAGCGGACTGCAAGCCCTTTCCCCTTCTGCCAGCGTAACCAAGGAATCCGGTCCGACTGCCGATCAAACCGTGCAGCAAGCCGCCGGTGCGGGTTTGAGTCCCGCCGCTGGCTCCCCTTCCCCTTCCCCGCTCGGCGGCATCGCCCGCAGGGCCGGAACGGTGGATGTGGCGCCGCTGGTGCCGGGGCTGGAGGAGGACACGGGGGCGCTGACGATGGCGGAGGTGGCGGGGCTGGAGCCAGTTTCAAGTTCCACGTTTCAAGTTTCAAGTCCGGAGACCGGCAGCCAGCGGCAGGCGATTTTGACGAATGTGCCGGACGCGGTGACGCAGCCGGACAACGGACCCGCGCAAACCATCACTGGCTCCAATGTGCAAACGGGCACTGAAATGCCAGTGCCGCCCCCGACTGCGGACGCAGGTGCCGGGGCGGGCGCAACCGTGCCGGGTGCGCAGGGGGTAGGACAAGCAATGTCCGACACCGCGCCCGACTCGCAGCTTGACGGACTGCGCACGCAGGAGGTGCCGGTGGGCAGTCTGCGTTTGTCCAAGGACGTGCCGCAGTTCAAGAGCGACGCGGACGAGGAAACCGGTGTGGTGGAACCGCTGGCGGGCAAGTATCAACGGCTCGGCACGGGGCCGATCCTTGTCTGGGAACGGCTGGACGGCCGCCGCGAGGTCATTAGCGGGCGGCATCGTTTTGATCTTGCCAAACGCACCGGAGAGCAGACAATCCCGGCGCAGGTCGTGCGCGAGGCGGACGGCTTCACCGTTCAAATGGCGGTGACGGCGGACGCAGAACTTAACATTCGAGACGGTCATGGAAAAACCAAGGACTTTGCCAACTACTTCCGCGCCAGCGGCACCACGGACACCGAAGCAGAAAGCCGAGGCTTACTCGCACGCGCTGCGGGCAAGGCTGGGTGGAGCATCGGCACTCAGGGAAGCCAGGAACTCTTTGATCTACACCAGAACGGCCGGCTGACGGATGCGCAGGCCGCTGCGGTGGCCCGCACGGCTCCCGGCAACGAGGCGCTGCAACGCGCTGGCATCGCCGCGCTGAACCGTGGCACGCCCATTGATGTCACGGTCAATCTGATGCGGGCGCTGGAGCTGCAAACCGGCCCGGCTCCGACCGCCGACCAGCTCGACCTCTTTGGCGCGGATGATTCGATGATGCTGCGCATGGAGGAGCAGGCGAAGAAGGCGACCGAGATCCAGCGCGGACTGAAGGAGCAGGTGGCCGCCGTGCAAGGCGCGGCCAAACGCCCGGAGCAGGCCCGCAAGCTGGGCGTGAATGTGAAAGACCCGGACGGCGTGCGCAAGCGGGTGGAAGAACTCAAGGCGCTGCTCTACCGCTGGGAATCCTGGCCGCTGCATGCGGACCTGCGAGCGCAAGTCACAGGCGAAACGCAGGCGCCTGCGATGCAACTGGAAAGCGTGAGCGCGGAACAACTGGCCGAGGAGCAACGCCAGCGCGAGCAACGCGCCCGACTCGATGCCGGCCAGGCCGCGCCCCTCACCGGCACCGCAGGCGAATACGGCACGCCTGACATGCTCGACAATACGGCTGGAGACATGGCGCTGTTCAATCAATCGCCGACTCTTCTCCTTCCCGCTCGGAACTTCACGGGCGGGCTGGCGCAGCAGCTCGAAGGGAGCGCGGCCACTCTTGGCCGCAATGCAGCGCGAAGCACCAGGAACCCAGAACCCATCACCCCTAACTCTTCACTTTCGTCTGCCTACGCCCAAGCCTCACGCGGCAGCAGCAGCGCGATGGTGCCGATCTCCCGCGTCTATGAGCAGGTGAAGGCGCAGAACCCGGCGCTGACGGTGCCGCAGTTTCTGGCCGAGGTGCAGGCGGCGGACCAGCGCGGCGAGGTGCTGCTGGAGCCGTTCGATTCCCCGCAGGGCTTGCAAGCGGCGGGCGAGTTCACCGTGCGCAATGCCAGCGGGGTGCCGTCGATCAACATGGCGGTGACATCTCCAAGTCTCCCCGTCTCCCCATCTCCAAGTCTGGCATCCCCCGCCGAACTCAAAGCGGCGCAGAAGTCCAACGAATCCAAGCTCGCCGCGCTCGGGCTGCCGGTGAAGCCGGGAACGCGGATCTGGGCGGCGGCGAAGATGCGGGCGGCGCTGGGGAAAATCGCCAAGGATGGCAGTTATCCGGCGACGATGCGGGCGATGGCCGATTTGCTCACCCGGGTGAATCTGGACAACCTGCTGCTAAAAGTCGAAGCCGATGCGCGGCTGAACTTTGCCGGGAAGTATCAGCCTTACAACGACGGGCGCGGCGAGATCAGCCTGAACACCCGCGTGACGGGACGGGGAGACACGGACATCGTGCAAAGCCTGGTGCATGAGTTGCTGCATCATGCGACCTACCGCGCCCTGCGCAGTCCGAAGAACGCCACGCAGAAGGGGGCTATCGCCGACCTCGAAGCCCTGCGCAAACGTGCCCTGGCCGCGCTGAGTGCGCAGGAGCAGGGACGCCAGTTTGACTACGAGCTGAGCAACACGGACGAGTTCATCGCGGCGCTGTTTACCCGTGCTGATTTCCAGACCGCGCTGGCCGGCATCCCGGCCGACTCCGCGCCGAAGTCCCTCACCCAGCGCGTGCGCAGCGTGCTCGATGAAATTTTCCGCGTGCTCGGCGAACTCGTGACCGGCAGGAAGGTGGAACCCGGCAGCGTGCTGGAGGCCAGTTTCTCCGCGACGCTGAGGCTGATGGGACAGACCGCCGCCGCTGGCGGAATGACAAATGGCGAAGGACGAATGACGAATGACGCGGCGCTGCTGAATCCGGCCGCGCCTGCACCGAATGAAACACGCTCCCGTTTTGCATCGCCGAACGCGGCGGATCGTGTGATCAACGGGCCGCGCACGGATGCGCAGGTGGCGGACGAGGCGCGGGCCTGGCTGGGCAGCGTGGACCAGCAGACGGCGATCGAAGCCTTCGCGTCGCAAGCCGTGCCGCTGCCGCTGGATGCGCAGGAGCACGCGGCGGCGGTGCTCATCAAGGATCTGAGCGAGCAGGCCGCGAAGGGCGGCACGGAGGTGCAGCGGATGTGGGCGCATGTGCAGGGCCAGCGCATGGCGCGGATCTGGACCAAGGAATTTCTCTCCGCCGATCCAGCCCGTGCCCTGCGCCAGCGCGGCGTGGTGAATAACACGATCCTGCAACCTATCGCGCCGATTCTGGCAGCGCAGGAAACGCTCATCGACCGGGCCGAGGCGGTGGGCAAGACGCGCTTTGACGGTGGCTGGGAGGGACTGGTGCAGAAGATCAATGACCTACTGAAGCGCATCGAAAATCTCGTGGCCGGCACGGCGGCGGAGAAGATCGCCAAGGGTGACAGCACGCCGTCCCTCAAAACGCTGCTCAACAACCTGCGCCGGAAGATGTATCCGGGCATGGACTGGACCGAAATCTTCACCGATCTGCCGAGCTCACAGAAGCAGCGGCAGTTTGCCATTTATGAGCGTCTGATGAAGGACGAGCGGCTGCAAGGGCTGACGCCGCAGGAGCGTCTAGATTTGACGAACGAACTCGACAAGGCATGGCAGCGTGAGCGGCGCGAGGTTTTCAAACGGGAGCTGCGCAAGGCGGGCATTCTGGGCGAGAAGGACGCGGGCGACCGCGTGAAGGTGACGAATGCGATGCCGAAGCTGCTGCGGTTGGTGAACCTGGGCATGTTTAACTCGGCGATGTTCCGCGAGGTGATCGCGCCCCAGTATGGCCTGAAGGTGATCGACTCGACCACGGCGGCACGCCTGCGCGGGATGGCCGAGGCAGCTTATGCGCAGCCGGAAGGCGTGCTGCGGAATCGCAAGCTGGGCGAACTGCTGAACGCGATGCAATCCGCCACGGGCAGCACGCTGGCGGAGCTGGTGAATAGCTACTGGACGGCGGCGGTGCTGAGCGGCACGCGGACGCAGTGGGACACCTGGATGGCTTTCACCAACGGCATGGGCACGAACCTGCTGCAAGCGGCCGGGCTGCTGGCACGCGGTCGTGGCAAGGACGCGGTGGCGGCGCATGCGGCGTGGTGGCGCGGGCTGCTGGACGGCATGCGCGAGAGCCTGCAAATCCTGGCGAAAGGCGATTACTCGGTGCTTAAACGCTTTGGCACGGATCTGAACAAGGCGCTGCAAGGGGAGAGCGGATTCCGCCCGGTGCCGCTGGGTGAAAGCCTGTGGCAGAACGGGAACACCTGGCAGAAATACTTCATGGCTCCCGTGATGATCTGGACGGGCCGCCTGATGGCCGCCGCCGACCATGTGAACAACACCGCGACGACGGCGGGAGCGATGGCCGTGGCGCGGGCGCTGCATCCTGAGTTTTACGGCCGGACGACGTTTAGCGCCACTGACCGGGCCAATGCACGGGCGCAGGCTTTGCGCGAGGTGACGGGCGGTGCCGAGCCGGTGACGGCGGCGGACAAGGCGACGGTGAGCGTGCGTGTGCGTGAACTGCTCTACGGCAGCATGCGCGAGCCGGAACGGCTGGAGGCGAACGAGATCGGCGACATGGCCGCCTTCCAGAATGATCCCACGGGCATTTTCGGCACCATCTACGCGGCGATGAAAGCCGGGCTGGGCACGGTGCAGCGCGGCCTGGAGGACTATGCGCAGGACATGCAGGCGAGCCAATGGACACGGGCCGCCGCGGGCCTGATGGCGGGCAGTTTGCACGGGCTGACGGGCACGCGGTTCATGCGCTTCGGCTTTAACTTTGGCGCGGAGCTGACGCGCTATGTGCCGGGCACGGCGCTGCTGGACAAGACTTTCAAGGGCGCGGTGTATGGCCGCGACGCAGGACCGATGCAGCGCGAGCTGCTGCTCGGCAAGAACGTGATCGGTCTGATGCTGGGCAGCACGCTGGCGGCGCTGTTCCTGAACAGGGACGACGATGACGAGGGCTGGCAGATTGAGGGCGACTGGAGCGGGCTGACACCGCAGCAGGTGAAGGAGCGCATGAGCGCCGGGCTGGAGCGCATGACGATGTGGAAGCGTGACGGTGACACGGTGCGCCGGGTGTCCTACAAGCAATGGCCGACGATGGGCCTTTTTGCCGTGGTGGGCGGCATGCTGGACGAGAAGCGCCACAAGCCTGCGCAATGGGCACAGCACGGCCCGGCGGGCCACCTGGGCCGCGCCCTGGGCACGGGCATGCTGCAAATCAAGAACGTGTCCGCGATGCGCAATCTGGTGGAGTTGTTCGGGGGCACTCGCTTTGCGGGTGATCCGAGCACGGGCATCATTGACGACGTGGTGAAGACGGCGACGAACTTTGCCGGGGGCTTTGTGCCCACGGCGCTGAAGGACGCGGAGATCTGGCAAGCCCCGCGCAATTTCAAAGCCGAGGGCTGGCTGGAGGAACTGCAACGCAGCACGCCGATTGCCCGCCGCTTTGTGAACGACGGCCGCCCCCAGCTCAATCTGCTGGGCGAGGAAGTGAAACTGCAACGCGCCCCCTGGAGCCGGACGATCACAAGCGTGGAAAGCAGCGAGGCCAGCCGCGTGCTGGGCGCCTTGCTGGGCCGTGGCCTGAACCTGCCGCAGCCGAGCGATGCCGTGCATGTGGTGCAGAACGGCGTGAAGGTGCCGCTGGAGACGCTGGGCCGCGAGAAGGTGTGGCAATACGAGAAGGCCGTGGGCACCGCCTACAAGCAATGGCTGGCCGCCGAGGGCACGACGCTGCTGCAAATGCCCGTGAAGCAGGCCGCCAAGGTGATCGAGCAACGGGCGGCAAGCATCAAGCGGCAGGCATTGGCGCGGGTGGTGCGGTGAGTTGACAGACGTGTTAGGGTGGAGGCCATGAAACGCTTCACCCTCTCTATCATTGTGCTTGCATCGCTGGCGCTGCATGCCAACACGCCCCCGAGTACCGACGCGGCGCAGGTGATGCGTTACCAGTGCGTGGCCGGCACCGTTCACGGCCTGACGAAAGCCGAGGACCGGCCCGCCACCTTCCGCATCGACACAGCGACCTGGATCGAGGTGCATGAGGTCAATGGCGAGCTTTACCGGGCGGCGATGCAGAGCATGAACAAGTAGTCCTGCTAAACTGTGGCAAAACGTGTGACATGGCGTGTTTTCAGGTGACGCAATGCGTTTATCTTCAAAGTATTGCATCAAATGGCACATCGGTCTTAAAATCCGCTGCCGTGAAAACGGCTTGAGGGTTCGAGTCCCTTCATCGGCATCGTGATTTGAGGCGCTGCGTAGGGGGAATGGGGTAGGGTGCGGGGTGTGGAGGGTAGTTAAGAGGCTGGCGTGATGTGGTATATTGCGGCATATGTTGCTTGCGTGGTGTGACATGGAGTGTTACAAAGTGTGACATGAAGCTGAAACCTTTTTGGACTTTGGAGATGCAAGCGAGGCTGGATGGCCTGCGGGCATGGAATCTATGGGCGGCGCAAGGCGGGCTGCGGGGCAAGCCGTCGCGGCTGGCTTTGCGGGCCAGGGAGATCGCGGAGGCGCGGAGGGCGCTGGCGGAGGTGTATGCGGCGCTGGACCGGGTGTTTCCGCTGGGTTTGACTTGGGTGAAGGAGGGTGCAGTATGAGTGCGCTGAAGCGCAAGATCGCGGGGGTGAAGGTGCGGTTTTACAAGCGCACGGCGGGATCAAATCTGAGCATGGATTTTGAGATCGACGGGGAGCGGTTTCAGGAATCGACGGGCTGGCCGCACATCGCGGACGCGGAGCGGGTGGCGTTGGATCGCATCAACAAGATCAACGAGGCTCGGCGTGCGTTTGGAGCGGGGGCACTGGTGCGTGGATCTATGGCGACGGTGGGCGAGGTGTGCGAGGCGCTGCGTGTAGGCGACAAGGTGATGGATGAGAAGACGCTGACGCGATACATGGCGGCGCTGGTGTGTCTGGCGCGGGTGGTGGATGAGGCGCGGCCTCTCGATGTGACGCTGGACAAGGTGATTGATCGCGTGACGCTGGAGCGGTATGTGAGTCTGGCGCAGGGCAATCAGGGGCGCGGCGTGAACTGGCACGATCAACTGCCGATGAACGGCGCGATCAATTCGACGCTGCGGAATGCGGCGAGTTTGTTCCAAGAGAGGCTGGTGGGAAGGCACTTGAGCGCGCTGCGGCTGCCGCCGCTGGAGCCGCTGCGGAAGTTCACGGCGCTGCCGACTCTGCCGACTCATTTTATCCCGTGGCCGACTGAGAATGTGACGGCGATGGACGCGGCAGCGCGGGCGCTGAAGACGGAGCAGCCGGAGCTGTGGCTGTGCCATGTGATGCTGCGCAGGCTGGGGCTGCGTGATGCGGAGCTGCTGGGCGCGCGGGCGGCCTGGGTGCAGTGGGGGCAGGATGGCAAGGCGTGGTTGGATCTGCGCACACGCACGGCGGAGGGTGGCGAGCCTGCTTTCCGACTGCTGAAGGGTGGCAAGCCGCGCCGTCTGGCGCTGGATGCGGAGATTCAAGAGGCTTTGCGGGGGCGCCCGGGCTGGCTGATCGGTGACGGCTGGGGCGAGTCAAAACGCTACGATTTTGTGTATCGTGAGCATTGCGACTGGTTGCGGCCGTTTGTGCCGGAGGGGCGCATGAAGGTGAATCACGAGCTGCGGAAGCTGGCGGCGAGCCGGGTTTACACGCAGCACGGGATCGCCGCGGCGGCGTATTTCCTGGGCGACTCGGTGACGACGACGGAGCGCTATTATGCGGCTTGGACGGCGGAGGCTCCGGTGGTGGCGTGGGAGGTGTGACCGGGAAACCGTTCTTTGTTCGTGGTGCTTAGTTCTTGGTCGCACTAGCAAGGCCGGGCACGAGTTCGGCCTCGATGACGGTGGCGCTTTGCTGTTCCAAGGCGGCGCGGCGTTCGGCGGCGGCTTTGCGGGCGGCTTCGAGTCGGTCTTGAGCGGAGACGGTGACGACGGCTTTAATTTCCGTGGGCATGCCGTGCAGGCTGCGCTCGATGTCGTGGGCCATTTTGGTGCTCATGGACACGGCCATGAGGTCGGACTTTTTCGCGTCGGGTATCAACTCGACCATCTTTTCCGTGCCTTGGAGGACGGCGAGCTGCGCATTTTTGGCGGCGAGTTCGGCGAGTTGTTCAACGGTGAACTCGGTTCGCATGAGGGCGGCGATGGTTTGCCGGGACTTTCCCACGCCTAGCTTGCCGAGTTCGCGTTCGAGTGCGGAGATGTTGGTGATGCCGTGCTCGCGGATCATCTCGACGCAAATGGCGTAGCTTTCGGGATCGCTGCTTTTCCAATTCTTCGCCGTGTGCTCGCGCCACAAGTCGATGGGATGCGGAGGCAGATCGGCGAGGGGAAGCGGCGGGGTGGTCATAGGTTTTAGAATGTTTCCGGTTTTGCGGGTGCTACCCAGAAATATTGTCTGGATAGTTCTTGTTAGCTGACTTCCAAAGGCGCGCCCACATCGACGGGCGGCGGAGTTTCTGGTTCTCAAATTCTAGTCGGTCGGCGCGGGCTTTTTCAGCGCGATACCATACACACAGCCATGTGCGCCAACGGTTAATTGTGTATTGACTGCTCTGCCATTTATTAATCCGCCGTTCAAGCTTCTGACAGCGACGATTCAGGCGTCGGTTCGTCTCGCGGGCGATAGCCAAGTCAGCTAACAAGGCGCTGGACTCCGACAGAATGGGCTTCTGTGTCGTATCGATGGGGTGATTCTGTTCCATATTCTATTGTTCCATGGCAGGTTTCCGCCGCCCATTCTGCGGGTCAGCTTGATCGTTCGTCCCCTGAGTGCGTCGCTTGGCCTTCGCGAGCCTCGCAAGCGCCCCTTCCTGCGTTAGGACGTGCGGAAGCGTGCCTTTCTCCCACTGCCACACGGCACGCGGGGAAACGTCCAGGAATGCGGCAAGCTCGGCCTGTGTCAGGCCGAGCCGCTCGCGTTGGTCTTTGAGTTGTTCAGGGAAGCTCACAGGATTTTGCATCCGATTTCGTTTCCGGTGACGAAGCTTGAGACGTATTCCACGTCTCCGTCTTCCGTCGTGACCTCATAGGAGGTTCCTACTTTGTCGCTGATTTGGCCGAGGACCGAGCGGCCCATTCCAAAGTTGATCTTGACTGCGGTGCCGTTTTTGATGTCGAGTGTTTTCATGGTGTGTTCGGTTTGGTTACGTTTCTAGTTTCGCACATTATGCGAACAGAACAAGTAATATTTTCGCATATTGTGCGATTTATTTCTCAGAGCACTCTGAGCATAGAGGAGCATTCCCGAACGCCCCGCCTCGGCTGTCCATGCCGTCGCGGCGCATCCAGTTTGATGCTGGTAGGAACTTCCCGCAGCCGATACCAGAGCCAACCATGCCCGTCGTGCTCATACCGCACTGCGTAAGCCATTCGTGACGGGGACGAACCATGCGCTGCTGACCAACTGGCGGGGCGGATGAGTCTTTCATGGTGGCGATGCTGGTAGCGCCCCGCCAGTGGCAGAGCTTGAAGCGTTCTCCCCCTTGCGGGAGCGCTTCGGACTGCGGAGTGCAAGAAGCTCTAGCGCCATCGCTGCCTCTTGCGTGATAGTGCCGCCTTGCTCGCGCTGGTTGATTGCTTTGCGGCTTACTCCCAGCGCAACGGCCAGAGCGGCCTGGGTCATCCCCAGCCGCTCCCGTGTGGCTTTGTATTCGTCGGAGGTCATGCTACTGCTTTTTCCCATCCGCGAAAGTTGCCGGACTCAAACTCATTGATCATGTAAAGCTTCGTTCCGTTGCCGCGAGTCGCTACGATTTCGCGCTTGATCTTGTTTTCCTTCATCACCCGAGCGGTGTTTTCACGACCGCGAGCGGCGACTTGCTCTGGAGTGAAGGATTGCAGGACATTGAATGTGAGACCGTTGATTTCGATCTTTTCGATTGCGATGTGAGGGGCGATTGATGTTGTGTTCATGGTGAGAGATAGTAACCCAAGGTTACAGCCAGTCAAACGCTAAATGTAACTTTTCGTAACTTTATTCAACGTCTGGCAGAACGGGGGAGAACAAGCCCACTGGAGCTAACCTGATGGGCGAGGTTGCACCATCGGCTAGCCACGCTTTGCCCGCCCATCAGGTAGCTCACTGGAGATGTTCTCATTCCTTCGGACGCGCCTTGGCCTTCGTGAGTCGAGCCAATGCACCTTCCTGCGTGATCTTGATGGGCGTGCGAATCTCTCGTTCCGCTTTGTCCACCCATGAGGCAGATACCTCCA